GCATACGAAGTTATGGAGTTAATTGAAGACGTAGTTGAATATCATTGTGATGAAAAGTATATCTCAGGAGAGAAAATGTGGGTATTAATTAATGCATTGAGTCAATATAAGTTAAATCAATTCCCTATAGAATTGGAGGATTAAGTAACAATGTGCTATGGTAATTTACGAGACAAAGTAACAATTAAGCATAAGAAGATAGAGAGACTAAGTAATAACGAAAAAAGAGAGTTTTCCACAGAAAGTGTTAGTTTTCCACAGAAATATGCTTAAAAATGTATTTTAAATGGTATTATAAATATAACTCTGTTTATTACTTAGTTTTCCACAATCGCAGTTTTAATGATACTTAAGGTGTGGAAAACGTGTGGAATTGTTGTTAGAAACCTCATGAAATCCTTATATTAAATGTTACTTTCTTTAGTCATCTTGGCGAGCATTATAACACAAAAGCATAAAAATGTCAAGGGGTTGCTAATAATTAGTGAATCTGGTATAATAACACATAAGGGAGCAAATTAGACTATGTAAGTAATGCCTTTCACCAAGAAGTTTCCCAACTCAGGTAAAACAAAACACATAAGAGTGCCAGAATGTTATGCACAACTGTTTATACAGTTAGCATTAGTTATGGACAGAAGTTTTCAGAAAGATATAAACAAAGGGAGACACATTCTCACCAAGTTTATACATAATCTGAGTTAATCTGCGGGCTTATAGTATAAAGAATTATGAGTCAATTAGCAGTTTTATAGTATAAAGAAATGACAGTTAATTAGCAGTCTTATGGTATAAGAACTCTGAGACGATTAACGGTTTTTCAGTATAAACAACTATAAGACAATTAACAGTCTTTAAGTATTACTGAGTCTTTATGAATTACAGTGTATTAGTATAACTCAGAAGCCAGTGTTTTGCGTTCTTATGTGTTGGTGGGGGCGATGCGTTGCCGTTTATAAAAAAGCCAACAACCCTAACCTACAACGAACCCAGATCGAGCGTGTAATAAAAAATTCCGAGTATATAAAAAACCCCCAATACCCCAAGTCCTCATAAAAAAATTCCCAGTATATAAAATCGCCAAGAAACCTTTTCAATATATACTTTTGAATCATATGATAGGAATGTTATGAGATTAGAACTAGATGAGTACGAGAAAGACCATTTAATCGAGACACTGCAGTACCGTATCGAGAACGACGAACACCTTCTGACAAATGCCTCCATCAAAGACGACCTCGAAGACCTTATGAACAAGTTTTTAGAAGATGAATACTTATAATATCTCAGTTAATGAAAGAGTAGTACTACAGAATGTACCTGAGAAGAACGTAGAGATGCGTAAGGAGCAGATTGCAGACATTATGTGGATGAAATCGAAAGAACCGAACATCGAGGCGATCAAGAATTCCATTGATGTCACTCTAAATACAGAACCATTGCAATTATTTGATTGAAGTGGTATAATAACACTATAGTAATTACAGCATTATGGCAAAAGGATTTACAGTTAAAACAGCTGCACCTGTAAAAAAGAAAAAAGCAGAGAATGAGTTTTCAATAGACAAGGCAAGAGAGTTAATAAAAGGAAAGACTATAGTATTCTGTCTACCTGGTAGAGGAGTATCTTATATCTTCCTTAAAGCCTTTGTTGGTCTATGCTTTGATCTGGTACAAAATGGTGCAAGTATCCAAATCTCTCAGGATTACTCATCAATGGTCAACTTTGCACGTTGTAAGTGTCTAGGTGCAAATGTTCTCAGAGGGCCTAAGCAGAAACCGTGGGATGGTAAACTTAAGTATGATTATCAGTTATGGATAGACTCCGATATTGTTTTTGATACAGAGAAGTTCTACCGTCTTGTGCAAATGGATAAGGACATTGCAGCAGGTTGGTACTGTACCGAGGATGGGAAGACTACTTCCGTTGCACATTGGTTAGAGGAAGACGATTTCAGACAAAACGGTGGTGTTATGAATCATGAAACCTTAGAGACAATGAGTAAGCGTCAGAAACCATTTACAGTGGATTACACAGGGTTTGGTTGGTTACTTATAAAGAATGGAGTCTTTGAGGCTCTTGATTATCCTTGGTTTGCCCCTAAGATGCAAGTATTTGAGTCTGGTGAGGTACAGGATATGTGTGGAGAGGATGTTTCATTCTGTTTAGATGCGATTGAAGCAGGTTACGAGATCTGGTGTGACCCTAAGATTCGTGTGGGACATGAAAAGACACGTATTATCTAAAAAAAATCGGCGATAAAAAATCGCCCCGTTAAAGTAAACTAAAAGGAGAAACTTATTATGGGTATGAGAAGTCTAACTGGTGATGTACAAGCAGAAACCAAACCAAAAAAGACACGACAAGGAAGAGGTAAACACTCTAAGTACTCGGCAACCTCCAGAAATGGAGCAAAAAAGAAGTACCGAGGACAAGGTAGATAACATAAGACCCCCGAAAGGGGGTTTTTTAGTGGGTATCTAAATATAGTAGGTAAAAAAACTAAAAATGGCTAACAATTCCAGTCGGAATCCCTTTACAAACTCCTATTTTGATAATGTGAGACCAAAAACACCCCCTAAACAGGTACTTTCGGAGGTAATGCACGATGTTCCAGACGATTATGAAGGTGAATATAATGATCCTAACTGGAGAAACGTAAAAAATACCGAAAAACCATTATAGATATATGTAAAGAATAGTAATTTTTAATGGCAGTCCAAATTTCTCGTGCATTTAAGGATATTAGTTTATCTTTTACACGAAGTCCTATCACTAATGACGTTGTTTCTCTTCGGAATGAGGATGCTATTAAGAAATCTGTCATAAATTTATGCCGAACTCGGTTAACAGACAGGTTTTTTAACGAATTACTAGGTACATCTATCGAAGATGCACTATTTGAGTTGGTTGGTGAGGATATTGGTGTTTCTTTGGAAGAAGAAATTAAGTCTCTACTTAATAATTTCGAGCCAAGAATCAAATTAACTCAAGTTAACATAGAAGATGATATAGATGAGAATGGATTATACATTACTATTCGTTATAATATTGTTGGATTACCTTTTCCCGAACAAAATATAGAGTTTCTCTTACAACCTAGCAGAATATAATGGCACTTAATCAGTTTACTAACCTAGATTTTAACGATTTACGCACTCAGATCAAGGATTATCTGCGAGCTAACTCAACTTTTACTGACTTTGACTTCGAGGGATCTAATTTTTCCATATTAATTGACACTTTAGCGTATAATTCCTATATTACTGCCTATAATACCAACATGGCAGTCAATGAATCGTTCATTGATAGTGCTACTTTAAGGGAAAATGTCGTTTCTTTGGCAAGAAACATCGGTTATGTACCAAGATCGAAGAAAGCTTCGATTGCAAAGGTAAGTTTTAGTGTAGATGTAAGTGGTATAAACGCAAAAACAGTCAAATTACATAAAGGATTAGTCGCAGTAGGTAATGTTCAGAACGGTTCTTACATGTTTTCGATACCTGATGACATTACTGCCAATGCAGATGTCAATGGTTTGGTAACTTTTGACAATATTAGTCTATATGAAGGTACTCTTCTTACAAAACAGTGGACTGTAGACTCATCTCAGACCGATGCAAAGTACATTTTACCTAATATTAACATCGATACATCAACAATTAGAGTAGAAGTACTCAATGCTGCTGGAATTAATGAGACTTATACCAAGTATGAGAACATTTTCCAAGTAGATAAGGACTCTAGATTGTTCTTAGTACAAGAAATTGATGATGAAAAGTACCAATTACTGTTTGGTGATGGTACTTTAGGTAAAAAAGCAGGTTCTACTAAGTCAGTTCCTACTGGTCACGGTAGTACAATAAAGGCAAGTTACATTGTGACAAATGGAGAAGGTGGTGATGGAGCTGCTAATTTTGTATTTTCTGGTAAATTGACTTATAGGTTAGGTGGTGGTGAGGTTGACATTACTTCTGGGGTATCTCTTCTAACTACTGTACAAGCGTCTGAAAACGGTTCTGAGATAGAATCCTTAGATTCCATCAAATACCTTGCTCCGAGGGTATATGCGTCTCAGCAGAGGGCAGTGACAGCGAATGATTATATTAGTTTGATTCCAACTTTATTTGGCTTTGATTTATCTTGTATTACTAGTCTTAATGTGGCAGGGAATTCACCCTCTTCAGTGACCAGTTTGATTTCTTGTTGAAGATTTCCTTTTTCTAATTTAAAATAGTCAATGAACAGATTAGTTAAGGATTTTTTAACAGTG